GCCAAAGAGCAAATAGAAGGTAATATATAAGAAAAGGTTTTGTTGATTTGTGGCACAGGCTAATGTAAAACTTACAGTTGATGCTTCGCAGGCCACAAGAGCATTAAGAGGTGTACAGGCGCAATCAACAGGATTACAAAAGAATTTAGGTAGACTCAAGGCCGCATTTGCGGGTGTTGCTTTTACCGCAGTTTCAAGACAAGCTATTAGCACGGCTTCAAATTTTCAGGCTTTACAGTTAAGAATGAAAGTGTTGACGTCTGAATTTGGCGAATTTGCACAGGCTCAAGAATTAGTAAGAAAAGCGCAAGACAGATTTAATTTATCCATCGTTGAAGCGACACAAGGTATAACAGATATTTTTGCAAGATTAAGACCCCTCGGCGTTTCTTTGGCTGATATTGAAAAAACATTTATGGGTTTCAATACTGTTGCAAAGTTAGGTGGATTAAATGCACAAGAAGCAAGCGCCGCGTTCACACAGCTTGCGCAGGCTTTAGGTTCTGGGCGATTACAAGGGGATGAATTTAGAAGTATATCTGAGCAAGTGCCGGGTTTATTAAAGGCTGTATCTAATGAAACAGGAATTGCAACAGGTAAATTAAAAGAATTTGCGTCAAAAGGTTTACTTACTTCTGATATTTTATTAAGAGCGTTGGCGAAATCAGCGGATGAAGGCGCAGACAAAATTGGCGAAATCATGGCCGCTTCACCTGCCGAAGTTTTCAAATCCTTTAGTAATGCAGTTCTTGAACTTCAATTAACACTTGGTAATAAATTACTGCCTACAGTTTTAAAACTAACAAAGGCAACAACGGCATTGATTAAAGGAATTGTTTCGTTTATTGACAGTGAAGCAGGCACAGTAACTTTTGTATTTCTAGGAATCGCCGCCGCAATAAAGGGTATTACTGTTGTTGGAACTTTCTTGATAACTCAAATTGCTGCTTTAAAAGCTAATTTTCTGGCAATGTCTATTGCTTCAGCCGCAGCAAATGGTTCTTTGGCAACGACTACAACAATGGCTTTCGCTACTGCGGGAGGATTTACAAAAGCCGCAGCCGCCGCTTCAGCTTTTAGAGTTGCACTTGCAAAAACTGGAATTGGTTTGGCTGTTATTGCTCTTGGAGGTTTTGTTGCAAAATTAATCCAAGCTAATAATGAACAACGTGCATTTAATCAGTTATTACAAGAAGGTTCAGCAGAAGCCTTAAAAACAGAAATAGCAGAGCTTGAAAAAGAACAAGAGATTTTAAATAAACAATTAGAAGGCACAAATAGGCTTTTAATGGGTATTCTTGGTCTTGCAGGTCTTGATGCATTTACAAGGAGTGCGCAAGATATTAAAAGAGATTTAATAGAAGTTAATGATAAAATAGCCAAACTTAAAGAAGGCTTACCTAATGCAGAAGCAAGAGATCTTGCAAAAGAATTTGAAAGACACAGAAAAGCATTAACAGATACAAATGCAACACTTAAAAATAATCTTATTATTGAAAGAGAGGAAACAGAACTTGCGAAACTAAAAAAAGAACACGAATTAGCAGTGCAAGCAATAATTGAAGAACATGGAGTTGTTCGCGGTCAGGAATTAATTTTATTACAAAATCAAAATTTTGAATTAAAAAAACAAGGTTTACAACTGCAAGATAATCAAAGTCAAGCAAAAAAATTAAATGACGCTTTTAAAGAAGTTGGAGAAAATATTGGAACAGGTATAACTGATGCTTTAGTTGGTGCTATTCAAGGAACTAGAAGCCTTGGAGAGGCGGCAAAATCAATTCTTAATGATATAGCATCGTCTTTGTTAAGAATCGGAATAAACGCTGCCATGAGTGGATTATTCGGTGGAACTGGTTTTGGAGAGTTTTTAGGATTTGCAAATGGAGGAAGGCCGCCTGTAGGAAAGCCTTCAATCGTAGGTGAGCGAGGGCCGGAGCTTTTTGTTCCTCGTTCCGCTGGCACAATAATTCCTAATAATAAAATGGGTGGAACAACAAATAATATTACTGTAAATGTTGATGCATCTGGTACAGATGTCGAAGGTGACGAAAACGCAGGTAAAGAATTAGGTCGTCTTATTGCTGTTGCAGTACAATCTGAAATAATTCAACAAAGAAGGCCGGGAGGATTATTAACATAATGGCAACTTTTCCAGATATAAAACCAGCTTACGGATCAAGTAAAAAAAATGCACCAAATACAAGAACAATAAGATTTGCAGATGGTTATGAACATAGAATATTTCTTGGCCTTGATGCTCACCAAAATCCGAAGGAATTTAGTTTTACTTGGAATGTATCTGAAACAGATGCAGATACAATAGAAACTTTTTTAGATGCAAGAGCATTAGATAGAGAATCCTTTACTTATACACCAGCAGGCGAATCTTCGGCTATGCAATTTGTTTGTGAAAGTTGGAGAAAATCAATTCCTTTCAATAATCGAGCAACTATAACCGCTACATTTCGAGAGGTTTTCGAACCAGCATCATAATGTCAGTAGATTCAGCAATATTTAGTAATTTACAATCAATTAATCCATCTGCGATTATTGAACTTTTTACATTACAACTTTCAAATTCTTTGCATGGTGCAACAACAATTTACAGATTTCATGCTGGCAGTAATTTAAATGCTAATGGTCAAATTGTTTGGAATGGAAATTCATATTTAAGGTTTCCAATACAAGCAGATGGTTTTGCATTTCAAAAAGGTCAAATACCAAGACCAATGATAAGAATAAGCAATGCAACTGGTTTGATATCTGCAATTTTGTTAAATGTAAATGAAACTACCACTGGAAATGATCTCACAGGCGCGACAGTAACGAGGATTAGAACACTTGCTAAATTTATAGATGCAGTTAATTTTGCAGATGGTACAAATGCCACTGCTGATCCGACAGTTGAGTTTCCACAAGAAATTTACAGTATTGATAGAAAAGCCAATGAAAATAGAGAATTAGTTGAATTTGAACTAGCTGCACCTACTGATTTAGCAGGTGTTCATATTCCTAAAAGACAATGTACAAGAAATATTTTTCCTTCAATTGGAACTTTTAATTAATGAAGTGGAAAGAAGATGCTTTAATTCACGCAAAAAATGAACGACCAAAAGAATCTGTCGGTTTGTTAATAAATAAAAAAGGTAAAAAAGTATATGTTCCTTGTAACAATGAATCTGATGATTTTGATTGTTTTATATTAAACCCCAAAGAATATTTAGATGCCGAAAAACAAGGAGAAATAATTGGAATTGTTCATAGTCATCCAAAAACGCCGCCCATTGCCAGCCAAGCAGATAAAGTTAGTTGTGAACAAACTGATTTACCTTGGCATATTGTTAATCCAAATACTGAACAATGGGGTTACACAGAGCCATGTGGTTACAAAGCGCCAATACTTGGCAGGGAATATGTTTGGGGAATAACTGATTGTTGGTCGTTAGTTGTTGATTGGTATAAAGAAGAAAAAAAGATTGATTTGAAAGATTGGCAAAGACCAACCAAAGAAGAATTTGAACAAAATCCTATGTTTGAAAAATGCGCTGAAGCTACTGGTTTTAGAGAACTTGAACCAAATGAAAAATTAGAAAATGGTGACTTGTTATTTATGTCCATACTTGGCAACGGATTGAATCATGTGGCGATTTTTGTAGATGGTGATGTCCTACATCATTTATCAGATAGACTTAGTTGTAAGGAGCCTTACAATGAATGGTTGTTAAAATGTACTGGAAAGAGGTTGCGTTATGTTAACAAAGATTAAATTACATGGTAAGTTGGCAAAATTTATTGGCTCTAAAGAATTTGATGTCAAAGTAAATAGTGTTGCACAGGCAGTAAGTTTTTTAATTCATAATTTTCCAGAGGTTGAAGTACATATGAATCCGCAATATTACATGATAAAAATTGGTGATCAAATAATGGATAAAGACGAAATACATTATCCAATTGGTAAACAAGAAATCAATTTTATTCCTGTTATAGCTGGTAAAGGTAATGTCGGAAAAATTTTACTTGGTGCTGCATTAATTGGTGTTTCAATGGGCGCTTTTGGTGCTTTCGGTGCTGGTGCAATTAATTTTGGTGCAGGGGGTTTTGCCGCTGCAAGTCTTGGAGCTAAAGCAACCTTTGCAATAGGTGCTGGTCTAGCATTAAGTGGTGTCAGTAATATGTTATTTCCTATGCCAAATATGCAAGACTTTTCTTCTGAAGAAGACCCTAGAATTTCTTTCAGTTTTGGCGGGATACAAAATACTAGTCGGGCTGGAACACCAGTTCCGATTGTTTATGGTGAAATATTAACTGGTTCTGTTGTTATATCTGCGGCTGTAGATACAAACCAAGTGGTGGCAGAATGAAATATATTAAAGGTTCTGGCGGAGGTGGTGGTTCAGGTGCAAAACCTATTCGTGACCCTGATAATTTAAA